AAAAAGCGATATTGATTGTCGTCCACTTGATAAAGTTGTAGTCAATTCATATCAAAATCTCATAGTGCAAAAAATTATCATCACATCAAGTAGAGCAGAAATTACTTGTATAACAGATACAGGTGAACTTAAAAAAGCAATACATACAAAGAAAAAACTAAAAAAAGCACTAGGAGAAGATGATGACAACACATAATAAATACGCAGGAGAATATAAAGCTACTCTTGGAGGAAAGGAAAGAGTTTTCAAACTTACTTTTGAAAGACTTGTCCATTTGGAAGACGCACTTGGAAAAGGTGTAATGGAAATTTCAAGAGATATGACATCTCAAACTTTTACAACAAAACAAATTGTAGAAGTCTTGTATCAAGGTTTACTTGGTGCAGGAGGTAAATTTGAAAAGAACGCAATAGGTAAAATGATTATTGAAGATGGATTAGCTTCAAGTGCAGGGATAGCATCTAATATTCTTGCCACTTTGTTCTTAACAAAAGATGAATTAAGCCCTTTAGTAGAGGGGGAGAATCAATCAAAGATAACACCTACCCAATCCAAAAATACCTAGAAATAGCAACAGGTATTTTAAGATTCTCTCCTAAAACTTTTTGGGGTATGTCACTTGCAGAATTTACATCTGCATGTGAGGGTTATTTATTAAAACATGGTAAAGGAGGAAAAACAGGACCAGTAACTTCAGTTGAATTAAAAGAGTTAATGGAAAGGTTTCCAGATTAATTATGACACAAGCAGCAACAGTAGAAGTAAAATTAACAGTCAATAAAGGCAATCTTGAATCAGGAATGCGTAGAGCAGAAACTGTTACAAAAAAAACTTCTTCAAATATAGTTAAAGCACAAGATAAAGTAAGTAAGTCTAGTAATAGAATACAAGAAGGATTTAGAAGAGCTTCTCAATCTATTGCTGCAATACAAGGACCACTAGGACCAGTTGCTGGAAGAATTACATCATTAGGAACAATTATTGGTGGTGTAGGTTTAAAACTTGCTTTATTGACTGTTGGTATATCTGCATTTATTTTTGCAACAAAACAAGTTGTTGGTGTTGTATCAAATGCTGAAAGACAATTTAATAAATTAAATGCAATTTTAAGAGCAACAGGTTTTGCAGCACAATTAAGTTTAGAAGAAATAGAAACTTTATCACAAGAGATTGGTATTGGTACTTTAGCATCAACACAAAAGGTTAGAGATGCTGCAGGTATTTTATTAACATTTAAATCAATTACAGGTGATACATTTAGAGAAGCATTAAGATTAACTCAAGATTTAGCAGAAGTTGGTTTTGGTGATGTAAAACAAGGTGCAATACAATTAGGAAAAGCTTTAGAAGAACCTATCGTTGGATTAGGTGCTTTGCGTAGAGTTGGTGTATCTTTTACTGATGCACAAAAAGATTTAATTAAATCTCTTGCAAATACTGGTCGTATAGCAGAAGCACAAGATATAATTTTAGAAGCATTAAATAAACAAGTTGGTGGTGCAGGTGTTAAGGCAGCAGATGGTTTAGCAGGTGCTTTAGATACACTTTCAGAAAGATTTACAATATTTTTTGAACAACATAGAGTCGGTAGAGCAGTTGTTGATTTCTTAACTGCTGCTATGAATAGATTAGCTGATGCTATGAAAAATACATTGACTGATGTTGAGTCACTCAACACAGAAATGCAAGTAGCAAATAGACTTTTAATTGTAAGAGAACTTATAGCCAAAAGAATGGCTGAACTAGAACCACTTACACTTACTGGTGATTTCAATGTAATGGATGATAGAGAGTTGAAGAAACTTTTAGAACAAGAATCTTTACTTTTATCAAGACAAAGAGTTTTAGAAGCAATTGCAAAAGACAATGAAGAAACTGCAAAAAAAGAAGAAGAACTTTATGGTGCACAAAAAATTAAAAAGGTTACAGAAAAAACTGCAGTAGAAAAAAAAGCATTAGAAGTTATCAAACAAATTAATGTACAAAGAGAGTTAGAAAAGAAAAATTTATTTGCTACTAGAAAAGAAAAAGAATTAAATAATCAATTAGAAAAAATATTTGCACAGATAAGAAAAGAAGTTCCTGATGAAAAATTACAACAAGAAGCAATAAGAAAAGCAAGAGCAGAACATACAGAAACTCTTAAAAATCAAATTGATGAAATGGATAAATTAAGAAAAGTATCCACAGCAATACAAGAAGTTACTGGTGTTTTAAATAGACAATTTGATCAATTATCTGAATCACTTGCAAAAGCATTTGTTACAGGAAAAACAGAAGCATTAAATTTTAAAGCAGTATTACAATCACTTGCAGTAGATTTAGTTAAAACAATTTTAAATCTTGTAATATTTAATCAATTAAAAGAAGGAATAAATGTTATTGGAGGTAAAATTGGTAAAACTATTTTAGGATCAATTTCTGGACCACAAATGCAGACAATTGATTCATCTCTAGGTTCAAATGCAACAGGTGGTAGTGTTCAAAATAATATGCCAAGATTAGTTGGAGAAAGGGGTCCTGAATTATTTGTACCTAATCAAGCAGGTAGGGTTATACCAAGCAGTTTAACACCTAATGCTATGGGTGGAGGTGGTTCTATTGTTGTAAATCAAAGTTTAAATTTTGCTACAGGAATACAAAACACAGTAAGGGCAGAAATAATTAGTATGATGCCTCAAATACAAAACCAAACAGTTTCTGCAGTAGCAGAAGCAAGAATGAGAGGAGGAAAGTTCGCTAAAGCTTTCAGTTAATTATGGCAGTATTTACACCATCATATCCATTAACATTACCTACAGCTACAGGAGTCATTACACAAAATTTTAGTTTGACAAGAGCAGTTGCAGTAACAACATCACCTTTTACTTTTCAAACACAAGTACATCAACATCAAGGTGAATTTTGGAGAACTGTAATTAGTTTACCACCAATGTTAAGAGCAAATGCAAATATTTGGTTATCTTTTTTATTACAATTAAGAGGTAGACGAGGCACATTTAAAATAGGTGATCAAGATGCAAAAACAATTACTGGTGTTGCTACAGGTACAATAAGAGTAAATGGTGCATCACAAACTGGTAATCAAGTTGCTCTTGATGGTTTTGCAAATAGTACAAATAATGTTTTTAAAGCAGGTGATTATATACAAATAGGTTCTTACTTATATATGGTTATAGAAGATGTAAACAGTAATAGTAGTGGTGAAGCAAACGTCAAAATAGAACCAGCATTAAGATCAAGTATAGAAACAATTAATGATGATACAACAGTTGTATATTCTAATACTACAACATTGATGAGATTAGATACAAATGAATTAGGTTGGCAAACTGACAAAGTAAGCAAATATGGTATTAGTTTTTCAGCATCAGAAGCATTATAATGCCTTTATTCTTGAGAAAAATAATTGTAAAATTAAGAATGGCTTATTGTGATATAAGAGGACATCATGGAAAAAAATGGAACTATGAACCTGGAGATAATTATATGGGTATGAACAAAAGGAAAAGAAAATGAAAGTAAGTGAGAATACAAATATACAATTACCTTTGAGAAATTTAATTTCAATTATTGCAGCAGTTGCACTTGGAGTGTGGGCATACTTTGGTGTTATTGAAAGATTAAATACTATAGAAACAAATGGTAAATTAATGATAGCAGATGTAGAGAAAAATACTGAGTTTAGAATTAAGTGGCCACGAGGTGAGATGGGCAGTCTACCAGCAGATAGTGAACAATTTTTATTAATAGAAGACATGATTGTTGATATAGAAAAACTTACAACAAGAGTAGATGACATGATGAATAATAAAGTAAATATAGAAAGACTAATTAAAGATGTAGATAAACTTGCAGAGCAAATGGAAATATTAAAAGATAAGGTAAGAAGAAATGGGAAGGATCAATAAACAATTTGTAGATTTTATTAAAAAAATAAAAAAAGATAGACTTACAAAAATATTAAATAATAATAAAAAAGAAGTAAATATTAATGGTAATGGCACACATAGATACATGATAAAAGAAGGAAAAAACAAAGGTAAAATATTATGATAGAGGTTGTTGTAGCTTTAATTTTAACACTAAATGGTTCTATTATTGAACATGTTTATAAAGATAAAATGAGTGATTGTTTAAAATCTAAAAGGGTTGCAGAAAGAGAAGTAAATCCTGAAAGAGTTGTTTTTAGTTGTAAAAAAGTAAAAGCAAAAACAGAAATATATATGGGTGAAAAAAAAATATTAAAATTATTAGATTAACATGGCAAGAAATATAACTACAGCTTTTAACAATGCAATATCTGCTCAAAATGTAATACCATTTTTTGCAGTTTCTTTAGCTTTTAATACAGGTACTTTGCATCTTTGGAATGGTTATGGTGATATTAGTTTAACTGCTGGTGGTTCTACAAATACATTTACAGGTTTGGGAGATGCTGCAGGTATGTCACCTATTGATGAACAATCACTTATACAAGCATCAGGAGCAAATTTAGTTTTAAATGGTGTAAAATCTTCACTTATATCTACTGCTCTTTCTGCACAATATACAAATAGAGATGGTAAAATCTTTTTAGGTATGTTTGATACATCTAAAAATGTTGTTGCAGATGTTTACACTTTATTTGTAGGTAAAATGGATGTTATGATTATAAGAGAAACAGGAGATACATCTACAATTGAATTAAAATTAGAGAATAGACTTATAGCTTTAGAAAGAGCAAACGAGAGAAGAATGACTGATGAAGATCAAAAAAATTTATTTACAGGTGATTTAGGATTTGAATTTATACCTGATCTACAAGATAAACAATTAGTTTGGGGTAAAGCTCCTGAATAATGCGTGTTGAGAATTGGGATTCTAAATTACAAAAAGTTATAAGAGAAACCATAGATAAAAAAGAATTTAAGTATGGCAAAAATGATTGTATTACATTTACCTTAAAATGTATTGAAACTATTACTGGTAAAAAAGTATTTAACCATAAGTGGAAATCTCTTAAAGATGGTAAATCAATTATAAAAAAATTAAAAAAAAAAGATTTACTTGATATTGCTTTACATGTTGCAAAAGAACATAATTTTAAATTAATTAATATTAACTTTGCTCAAAGGGGTGATGTTTTGTATTATAAAGATGAATTTGATTGGGATGGTACACTTGGAGTTTGTATAGGTGATAAAACCATGTTTAATTGGAAAAAAGGTATAAGTTTAATTTTAAATAATCAATGTAAGTATTGTTGGAGGATTGAATAAATGTCAGGAGATGCAGTAAAATCAGCTATAGTTGTAGGTGCAGTTGCAACAGGTGTCGGTTTTTTTGCTGGTACTTTAGGTGCTGGACCACTTGCTAGTGCATTAGTAAATAGAGGTATTAGTGCAGGTTTGGCAACATTTTTAGCTTCTGCTGGAACAACATTGGTTTTATCTTCTGTAAGTAGAAAATTTGCTCCTGAAGCTCCTGAATTACCTGACTTGGGAACAAATTTACAACAAGGTACAATGGTTTCTGTAAAAGAAGCAACAAAACCTTATAGAATTATTTATGGAAAAACAAGAGTTGGTGGCAATATAGTATTCGCAGAAACAACTAATAACAATGATTTTATACATTTAATTTATGTTGTTGCAGGACATGAAGTAAATAATATTACAAAAATATTTTTTGATGATGCAGAAGTACCATTAACACAAGATGGTAGTGATAGTAATGGTGTTGCTAGACTTTTTCCATCTAGTGGTAATACTTTTGAAGGTAAAGTAAGAATAAAAAAACATTTAGGTTCAAGTACACAGGCAGCAGATGCAGATTTAGTAAGTGATATATCACAATGGACAACAAACCATAGAATAAGAGGTAAAGCATATATCTATGTTAGATTAGATTTTGATAATGATGTTTTTCCAAGTGGTATTCCAAATATAACATGTGAAGTAGAGGGTAAAAAAGTTTTTGATCCAAGAGATTCATCTACTGCTTTTTCAACTAATCCTGCTTTATGTATAAGAGATTATTTAACAGACACTACTTATGGTTTATCATGTGGTACATCAGAAATAGATGATACAAGTTTTACAAGTGCAGCAAATACTTGTGATGAAAATGTAACTATAACAAACCCATCAGGTACAGAAAAAAGATTTACTTGTAATGGTACATTTGAAACTAGCCAATCACCTAAAAATATTTTAGAAAATTTTTTAAGTACAACTGGTGGTAACTTAATTTATTCAAATGGTACTTTTAAATTAAAACCAGCAATATTTTCATCACCTACTGTTACATTAACAGAAAGTAATTTAAGATCACCATTAGAAATAAATACAAGAGTATCTAAAAAAGAATTATTTAATGCAGTAAAAGGTATATATTCAGAACCTGATAATTTATATCAACCACAAGATTATCCATTTTTAACTTCTTCTACTTTTGAATCAGAAGACAATTCAGAAAGAATATTTGCTGATATTAATTTTCCATTTACACAGTCAAGTCATACATGTCAAAGACTTGCAAAAATACAATTACAAAAAGCAAGACAACAAATATCATGTCAAGCTTCATTTGATCTTACAGCTTTTCAGTTAGAAGTTGGAGATACTGTTAGAATTACAAATAGTAGAATGGGCTTTTCTGCAAAAGAATTTGAAGTTACAGGTTGGAATTTTGTAACACAGAATGATGATGATGGAAATCCAGGACTTGTAGTAAATTGTGATTTAAGAGAAACAGCAAGTGCAGTTTATGATTTTTCTACAAGTGATTATTCATCAATAACAACTGGTAAAACAACTAATTTACCCACAGCAAGACAAGTTTCTGCTCCAACTGCAGTAACACTTACAGATGAATTAGTTCAATATAATGATGGTACAGTCATAGTTAAACTTGTTATTGAATTAACAGCACCATCAGATAATTTTACAGATCAATTTGAGGTAGAAGTAAAACAAGATACAGATGCAGATGGTACAGCTTTGAGTCCTGCAGATTCATTTAAACTAATAGGTAGAGGAACAAGAACAAAATATGAGTTTTTAAATGTAATTGATAAAGC